CCGCAATCATAATTTGTGATTCTGGATTCGGATGCTAAGGATTGCAAAATCTGCAGCTCCCCAACTCGAGCCCTTTTGGAGCTCAGCAACCTGCCAGACTCGTTAGATGTCTGCACGTTTCGTTGAGATTGGATAATAGGTAAAACTTCTATTATTCTCCCATAATATTCAAATTGTGGGTCCATGCCCTTGAAGCTTTCTAATATTCAGTACCTTTACTGAAGGGTAAATGCTTCGCCTAAACGGCCAATGTTGCTAGTCAGCATTTGGTCGACTCGCCGCCAAAGGGGTCATTACTTCCCCTTGGTTCTCTTCTGCTGAGGATAACTTCTTCAGTCTAGGAGAGCCGCATTGGTTGCGCTTAGGGAATTATCTTCCCTCCATGCACAGTACCTTGGATTAGTCTACTCCATCGTCTCCACATACGTAGAGCGATAGGATCAACGGTTCTAGAAATCGGGCTTATTCTTTCAAAGTGAACCACCCGTTGTGGCACAAGCGCCGCTTCTCGCGAAGCGGTTATGAAATTAATCATAACTTGTTCCATCAAATCGGGTTGAATCCACGAATTGATAAGTCGCTGCACGTCGTTTCCGACACGCTGCAACTCGTCCCGTTTAGGAAGAATGAAAGCATCGAATAAACAGGCAACAGCCCATTTAATTTTTGCATAATCTTCCCGGGTCAGAGACACCTGCAAGTCGTTACCGACTAGGAGTCTAAGACCCTCTAGATAAGTTCTGATTGGTTTAACAACTTGTAAAGGTTGTTGAATTCCATCCACGGACATTGTGAAGCCACGGCATATTTCTTTCGCCTCCGCAGGCCCCTCAACACGGTCTAAAGGCATCTGGACTGGTCCATTTGCCCAGTTACCACTGTCCCAAGGGACAACGGCAACATTAAACCGAGAGGAGATTACTGAATGCAGTAATTCATCCTTACTTAAGTCGGTTAGATTTAAGAATTGAGATGGGTCGTTAAGCGCAACGACAAGTCGTTGTGCTACTGCCTTTAACAAGGCACGGAACTCATACTGAGAGAACTGTTTCCAGAAACTCTCGAGTGAAACAGGCCATTTGGCTTTCACAGGTGCCCCTAGCTCGAAGAAAGATTGTACATCTTCTGAGGCTCCAGGCAAGGAACTAGCGACATAAAGTCGTTTCATTCCACTTGGCATAGAATTAAATCCATTACCAATTCGGGATAACGCTCGGTACTTAAATCCGAGCACCCTAGCGAGTTGAACTAATGTAAGATTATACTTTCTTGCATAGTCCAGGAAGTTCCCGTAGCCAAACAAGGCTGCGAAGAACTCTTTGAAAGGTACTGGAGACACATCCACACCATTGTGGAAAATTCGTTTTGCGAATTCAATCACCGATCCATTATTGGAAAGGATTGATTTGTGTAGTCCAATATTCATTCCTATTAAGGCAATGATCTTTCTATACTCGATAGCAACTTCCCTGTTAAATATAACAAGGTCGTCTCCTAGGATTGCGTATTCCTTAAACCAGGTACCCAGTGGCACAACCTTACTTCGCCAAGCAGCTGCTTGGACCAAGAAATGGTGTGTAATAGCTAGGCTGGGCCAAGAACTCAAGGCCCCCATCGGCTGTCCAACGGAATATTTACATATTTCGTTGAGACCATACGCCATATTCTTAATACTGTACTCTATTCCCGTCAGCAGATCGGCCCACGCTTCCGCGAACCGCTCCGAACCCGTAAGTTCAGCTATCAACCACTTTTGGATTTCAATCCAAAGTCGGTCGGTAGCCGCCGTTAGGTCTAGGGATGCAGCATAATGATATTTTGTATGTCCCGCTAGTGGTCTCAATTGGTCAAAAGTTCCATCTTGTGGAACTCCTCGCAGGATTGCAAAAATGCAATCATGTAAGGGCTTCATTAGAAGCTGAAACCAAGTGGGAGCCATTGCGAATAACCGCACTTTCCCAGCTGCCTCCTCTTTTATTCCTAATTTACCAAGTGTAAATAAGGGCCTAAATAAATAGGCTGCATCCTTGCAAGCAAGAAATGCCTTTAGAAAAGGAGAGTAGACTGGAAGAAGGGACAAGAAGTATTCGAAAGATCCCCATACTGGAGATTTCATTAGCGTTGCTACTGTTCTTATCATTAGATAGGGATGAGAAGAAACTTGAATTCCATCATGGTGAGTTCCTGCCGCCGATTTGGCGAGCCAAAGTGGTTCTAGACTGGCATATCTTGCGAGTAGCCAGTCCATTACTGCCGGTTTCCCGGGAGTAACCACCTTGGTAAGAACCACCCACGTAACCGCACCTTCTCGGTTCGGAAACGGGTTGCTCAACCTTAGAATGGCTGAGACAAAATGTGGAATCAATGGTTTCAACTCCGTGATGATCGGAGCCGAAGGCACACTAAGAGGAGCCGTAATGGTCTCCAACTTAGGTTTCCCTAGGTAATTCAGTATTCGATATAAATTAAATACTGTTTGATAGAATTTCTCAAGCGCTAATGAGCCTTGACGAATTCTTAAACGATCAGAAGCTAAGATAAACCTTGGAATCCCCTTATTGGTTCGGGAAATCCTACAGTTTAACTTTCCTGAGTCTTTGATATTATGACCTCCACTGGCTTGCGCCAGTAATACCGAACAAGCTTTTAAGTGGATGACTAATCCCTTAATTCCTTGGGTAGAGGTTAGAAAAGAAAATTTTCGAAAGATTACAACTATCGCCCGCACTCGCGGTCCGGTGACAGACAGACCTATTGAAGGAAGTAGTCGAATGACTACATTCACCCAATAAGTCCCACCTTTTACGGTGGTCATGGCATTAACGTCTACGGATTTAAATCTCACCGCTGAAAGTATATCAATTATTTTAAATAGATTATCTTTCATCGCGATTTCTGTATATATATATATGCATGGGATCAGAGTTTTGGTCTAAGACTCGTTACTCGCCTTGTTAGCCGTTTCCAGCGTTTCTAAGCTTTCACTTGTTCCTCGATAGAGTGACCGGACTCCAGAGCCCCGAAGCGAAAATGACAGTCGCGCATTTTCGAATGCCTTGCTGTTCTTATCCTTGATGTAGGCCCCTCTGGTTTCCCAGGTTCTTATGTCGAGAGGGATATTTAACCTTGGTTCAGGAAGTCGAACTATGGGTACATTCTACTCATTAACCGTACATTTTCCGCTCCTTGATTTAATATCTTTCGAAGGTTAAACTTCGGTTTCCCCTTGCGGGGGCCGCAGCCAGCTGATTAAGCTCGGTTAAACCTTCACAGAGGCTTCTTGTTGAAGCATAAGCAAAGAGATACTGGTTCCTTAAGTGATGAACTTAGGTCCGGGGCACCCCCTTTTACACAACCCAAAGAAACACTGTTTGATCAGATACCTTTGGTCCTGTATCCTAACGCCCCAACCCTTAGGTTAGTCCGATGAGTTCCCCTCCAGGAGGGATTCTAGGACACCTAGAGATAGCTAACAGAGGCTAGAGACTCATATGGTTTCTACCCAGACATTGGCTGTCCGGTAGCGGGTTCATTACCCACTAGTGCCTTCTAAGCACCTACCGAGTCTTTAGTGTGTCAACGTCACTAAATGCCTTCAAATATTAGGTCTTCAGACCAGTAAGATGTCCTCCCCCTTTAACGAGGGTGATCGATCTGTCCTTTTGGACACCGCACCGCCACACTTATGGCGACGGCACGGCCCTGGCGGGCCTTTGCCAGGTGTATCCCTCTCGG